CTTCAGCCAGAATTACGAGATCAAGCTCAGTATTATACTTCTCTTGTAAACTCTGGAATTATTACACCAAATGAAGCTCGAGTTAAGTTAGGATTTCAATTAGTAGAAGGGCATGATGAATTAAGAGTACCTGCAAATATTGCAGGAAGTGCAGTCGATCCCTCTGAAGGCGGAAGACCTGTAGAAACAAATGAAGGAGACGATTAATGTCCGTTAGACAAAGAAAAGATATTTTAGAAAGACTAATTAAAGACTTTAGCGATTACAGTCTTCCTGCTATGCTTACTTATAGCGGGTATATTAAACTCGTAGCAGACCCAGTTCTACCACGTGCAATTCATAAAACTTATGGTAATTGGACTCGTGCAGTAAAAGCTGTACAAATTGCAAAGCCCGAACTTTTTGCACCGAAAGTAGTTACTGTTGAAGTAAAAGAGGTAAAGGCAGCACCACAGCCCGCGCCCAAGCCCGTTAAAAAACCAACGGTAACGGCAGGTAAATAAGATGGAAAAGATTTTTAATTTGACATCTACCTTTAAGGCACTTAGTGAAGATGATGACGGAAGCGTACATATTTGCGGTATGGCAAGTACTTCAGATAAGGATCGCGCAAACGATGTTATCTCATCTGAAGCCTGGACAAAAGGTGGTCTAGCAAATTTTGAAAAGAATCCAATTATTTTGTTTAATCATAATTATGATAAACCTATTGGACGTGCAACGGGGTTAAAGGTAACTGAAAACGGATTAGAGCTCAAAGCAAAAATCTCAAAGTCAGCGCCTGATCATGTTGCACAACTTATTAAAGAAGGTATCCTTGGAGCATTTTCTGTTGGTTTCCGAGTCAAGGATGCTGATTATATTCAGGAAACCGACGGGCTCAAAATTAAGGATGCTGAGTTGTTTGAAGTATCGGTTGTATCCGTTCCTTGCAATCAGGCAGCTACTTTCTCACTCTCGAAATCTTTTGACTCAATGGCAGAGTACGAAGAGTTCAAGAAAACTTTTAAATCAACCAATCGTGAAGATCTAGCCGGTCAGTTCCTGGCTAAAGAAGATGTCAAAGCATCAAGCGTAGCTAGTGACTCACCAGACGGAGCGGAAACCGCTCAAAAGGAGATCAAAATGTCTGAAGTTAATACTCCAGCAATCGACTTGGAAGCATTTGCTAAGAAAGTAGCAGAAGAAACTGCTGCTAAGATCGCAATGAAGCAAGCCGAAGAAAAAGCCGCAGCTGTTGAAGCTGCAAAACAAGCAGAAGCACAAGCAGCTCAAGAAGCTACTCAGAAAGCTGCTCAAGAAGAAGAAGTTAAGTCAGCTATCAAGTTTGGCATTGAGTCAGGCGCAGAGCGTTTAATGAACGACTTGCAAGCAAAACTGAACGAGAAAGATGCAAAAATTGATGAAGTTATCAAAGGTTTTGCAGCTCAACTCGAAGAGAAGAATGACGAACTCGCAAAAATTCGTGAATCAAAGCGTGTATTCGGTGATCGTGAGTCACGTGATGGCGATTTGAGCAAGTGGGGTAAAGACTTCATGCATGCTCATTTGTTAGGTGTTATGACTGGAAAAGGTATCGCTGATACTAATTTCGGTCGTGCAGTGTTTGAAAAAGCTGGTATGGCTTATAGTTCAACTGATCCTAACATTGCAACTGAAGTATCTCGTCAAATCGAGAAAGAAATTGTATTAAACTTGCGGACTGCTCAATTGTTCCGTGAAGTTCAAATCAATTCAGCTTCTCAAGTATTGCCAATTCAAACTGATACCAATACTGCTGCTTGGCAGACTGGTGCAGCTACTTCTGGCAACTTGGAGAACCGTACTCAGGTTGGTGCAAATACTTTCCAAGCTAGCCAGGTTGTATTGCAAGCATACCGTTTGATCTCTCAGACTTTCATGGACAACCACGTTGACGAAGAAGTACTTGTTAACTTGATGCCTATGCTTGTTGATTCAGTAGCTCGTGCACACGCTCGTGCAGTAGACTCAGCTATTCTGAATGGTAATGGTACTTTCACTGGTATCGAAGGTTCTGCTACTGCTTCTAGCGGTGGTGCTCTTGACCTTGACGGTGCTACTGTTGCAGCAGGCAACTCAGCAACTTTGACAGCTTCTATGCTGTTACAAGCTCGTAAAGATATGGGCAAATACGGCATTATGCCTTCAGACGTAGCTTACATCGTTTCTCAGAAGCGTTACTACGATCTGCTTGCTGATCCTGAGTTTGCTGATATCACTGACGTAGGTTCAGATATCGCTACTAAAGTAACTGGTAGTATCGGTGCTGTTTATGGTTCACCCGTAATCATCTCTGATAACTTCGAAGCCGAAGGTAATGGCGCATCTGTAGCTTACGCTGTAGCGCTCCGTAACTATGTTATCCCACGTCTCCGTGGTGTAGCTGTAGAGCAG